GAAGTAGCAATTTTAAAAATAAAAAACCTCAACATTTCAGGAAGTAAGGTATAAATAAACTCAAAAAGCATTAAAACAAACTGCTATAATCAAGAAAATATTACGGGAAATAAATAATTGGGAAATGTATCAAGAATTATATGTTCTAATTTCTGAACAGTACGATAAAAAAGAGGTGATTTTGAATGGCAAAAAGCAAATGGAATGAAATTAAAGAAAAGCTGGAAACTATTGAATTATGGGCTTCTATGGGTTTATCAAATAATCAGATTGCTTTTAATTTAGGAATAAGCAAAGATACATTTTACAGATATAAGACACTGTATTCTGACTTATCTGACTGCTTGAAAAGAGGCAAAAGCATAGCAGATTTTAAAGTTGAAAATGCGTTGTATAAAAAGGCTACTGGATATACGCTAAAAGAAACTATAGCAGCTAAGGTAAAAGATATTTACTATGATGACAATGGAAACAAGTGCCAGCGTGAAAGATTAGATACTGTTGAAGTAGAAAAGGAAGTTCCTCCAGATATTCAAGCTATTAAATTCTGGTTGATGAATAGAATGAAAGGTAAGTGGAGCGACAATCCAAGCAAGACTGACATAGATAAAGAGATTCTTAAGATGAAGAAAGAAGAAATTGAGAGAATGAATAAAGCAATGGAGGGAGAAGGTGATGTTTAATGCCTATATATAAAAGATGTTGTAGATGTAATAAAAGATTATTAGAAGGAACAACATGTGAATGTTCTAAGAAGAGATATAAAGAATATGACAAAGATAAAGTTAATACTAGAGAGAAGAAGTTCTATTCAAGTGGAAGCTGGGATAAGTGTAAGATTAAAGCGAAAGATAGGTTTAATGGAATGGATATATATAGTTTGTATGTATCTAATAAAGTTGAGTATGGGCAAACAGTTCATCATATTGAACCTATAAAAGAAAACTGGAATAGGAGATTAGATATAGAAAATCTTATTTATTTAACAGAAAGCAATCATAGACTATTGCATAACAGAATGGACAATGGAGAACATGATCAAGTTATTAATGAACTTAATGATTTAATTGAAAGATTTAAAAAAGAATTTGATATTAATTCCTAAAGGGTAGGGGTTATGTAAAAAGTTTTTAAGCTATTTTACTAGACCGCATACCCAGTTTAGATTTCGCGAAAATCCCAATAAAGTTTTGAAAAGTAAGTTTGAAATGGAAGGAGATTTGATTTTTTATGGGTAGAGCTAGAAAACCAGTTGATATGCAAACGAAACATTTGACTAATTCAGAAAAAGAAGAGAAAAACCAACAAGAAGATTTACTTATTTTAGGAAGAGAACAATTAGATAATCCTCCTTCATGGCTCAGTGATGATATTGCTATAAATGAATTTAAGCGTGTAGTCAAAGAACTTGATTCTGTAAAGCTTGTAGGTAATTTAGATCTTAGTAATATTGGTGGCTATTGTAATGCATTTTCTACATATGTTCATTCTGTTGAAAAATTAAAGAATAAATCATTATTAATAAATCAAGTTAGTAAAAGCGGAGTTAAGTTGGTTGAAAATCCTTATTTAAGTATACGTGACAATGCTGCTGGAGAAATGAGAAAGTTTGGATCATTATGTGGAATAAATGTTGATGGAAGATTGAAACTTGCTACTATAACTACAACTAAAAATGATGAAGATATTACGGATGAGTTTGGTGATATTTAGTGACAATATTAGATGAGCTAATACAATATTCTAATGATTGCTTGAATGATGTAATACCTAGTGGACAAAAACATAAGTGGTCATGTTTAAGATTTATAAATGATATACAAAATTCAAAACTTAATATATTAAAAGAACCATTTGACTATTTATGGAATGAAAAAGAAGCAGAAAAGATAGTTAAATGGTTTTATTATTTAAAGCATAGCAAAGGTGTTTTAGCTGGTCAATTTATTGAGTTGAATATATGGCAGAAATTTTGTTTATGTCAAATTTATGGGTGGGAGCACAAGGAGACACATCTAAGAAGATTTACAAAGTCTTTTATTGAAGTGGCAAGAAAAAATGCTAAATCACAAATGGAAGCTGGAGTTACTCTTTATGAAATGTCTACAAGAGCAGTAAAGAATAAAGAGATATATGAATGCTATTGTGCTGGTGTAAAGAGAAAACAATCAGAAGTAATATTTAATGAATGTAAAAATTTGCTTTTAGGTTCGCCATTAAGAAAGAAATTTAAAATAAATAAAGGAACTATAGTTCATTTAAAATCAGGAAGTACATTAGAGCCATTAAATAAACAAGATGGTAAAGAAGGTGATGGTTCTAATCCAGCACTTTTAGTTTTAGATGAATATCATCAGCATAAAACTACTGAATTTTATGATTTGGGTTTAGGTGGAAATACTAAAGAAAGTTTGTTGATGATAATTACTACTGCTGGTATGGATTTAACATATCCTTGCTATACACAGGAATATACATATTGCTCTAAGATATTAAATCCTGATGTTGATATATTTAATGATGAATATTTTATTGATATATGCGAAATTGATTCAGATGATGATATTGATAATGAAGAAAATTGGAAGAAAGCTAATCCTATAAGAATGACATATGAAGCTGGTATTAAAAAAATAAGAGAAGAATATAAAATTGCAAAAGAAATACCAGAAAAAATGATTGCATTTTTAACTAAATGCCTAAACATTTGGGTACAGGCTAAAGAGAATGGCTATATGAACATGGCTAAATGGAAAGCTTGTGAAGTTAAAGAAATACCTTTTAATCTTGAAAATAGGCCAGTATATGTTGGATTTGATATGTCAGCGAAGATTGATTTAACTTCGGTGGCTTTTATTATTCCAATTTTGACTGATGAATTAGATTCTACAGGAAAGAAAATTATTAAATATATTGTTTTTTCTCATTCATTTATACCTAACAGAGAAAAACTTACAGAAAGAATAGCAATAGATAAAGTTCCGTATGATGCCTGGGAAAGATTAGGGTATCTTACAGTTACAGATACACCAATTGTTGACCAGAATGCAGTTATGAAATATGTAATTGATACATGTAAAGAAAATAAGTGGAATATTCAATGCTTATGCTTTGACCCAGCTAATGCAGGTAAATTAATGACTGATTTATCTGATGAAGGATATGTTATTGAAGAAGTATTCCAATCTCATAAATCTCTAAATGAAAGTACTGCTGGATTTAGAGAACAGACATATTGTAAGAATGTATTGTATCTAAATAATCCATTATTAAATTTTTCAATGAGTAATGCGGTAATAAAAACTAGTAATGGATTAATTAAAATTGATAAAGATGCAACCACAAAGAGAATAGATCCAGTAGATGCAATACTATGTGCGTATAAATTATCTTTATATCATGAGTTTATAGATACAGTATCTACAGATGAATGGCTTGATAGTAATGAATGGTAGGTGGAAATATGAAATTTACAAGTAAAATAAAGAGCTTATTTAATAATGAATCAGAAGATATTGATTCAATTGGTACTAATCCTTCTATTGAACAATTAGAACACTTCTTTGGAACTGATATTGAATTAATATCAAATAGCAAACTGACTAGCACTACTTATTATTCATGCATGCAGATAAGATGTAATGCTATTGCTAAATTGCCATTAAAACTTATGAAAAAAACTGAAAAAGGGTCTGAAAAAGCAATAGATCATAGCTTATATAAATTATTGAAAAATAGACCTAATCCATTTACTAATGCTCACGATTTTTTATGGGCAACAGAGTTTCAAAGATTAGAATATGGTAATGCTTTTTGGGTTATGGACACTGATGTAAGAGGAAATGTTACAGCATTGTATTTACTTGATAGTTCAAGAGTAACAATAATGGTTGATAATACTGGAATATTAAATAATAAAAATTCAGTTTATTATATTTATACAGATGAAAAACAAGGTGAATTAATATATACAAGCGATAACATTGTACATTTTAAAAACTTCTCAATGAATGGATTAAAAGGTACAAGCATTAAAAAGTATTTATCTGATATAGTTGAAAATGAACAATATGCTAATAAAGTCTTAAAAGGAAAATATAAAAATGGATTACAAGATCCTATTATTGTTCAATATGCTGGAGATTTAAATGATGCAAAACAAATAAAAATACAGAAGAAATTTTCAAGCTTAGGTGGTGCTAAGAATTCGGGGAAAGTAGTACCAATACCTACAGACTTTAAAGTTGATCAACTAGAAACCAAGTTAGTTAATAGCCAATTCTTTCAATTACAAGGGCTTACTACAAGACATATTGCTAATGCATTTGGAGTTAAGGGGTTTCAGTTAAACGATATGGAGAAAAGTACTTATAACAATATAGAACAACAAAATAAGGCTTTTTACAGCGATACACTACAAAATGTTTTGACAACTTATGAACAGGAAATGGAGTACAAGTTATTACCTGATGTTTATCAAGACAAAGAATACTATTTTGAATTTAATGTAGACTCTATATTGAGAAGTGACTTAAGCAGCAGAACAAATTCATATGTTTCTGGAATAACAAATGGATATATGACTATTGCTGAGGTAAGAAACAAAGAAAATTTACCATTTATAGAAGGGACTGACCAACTAATTATAGGAAATGGAGCTAGTATTCCTTTAAAAGATTTAGGAAAACAATATGGGAAAGGAGGTGATGATTAAATGAAAAAAATAGATTGTACAGTTTATGATTCCAAGACTAAAAAAAATAAAAATGTAGGTTTTATGGAGATAAAAAATAGTAGCAACGGTAATGGAGAATTATATCTATATGGAGATATAGTCAGCGACCAATGGGGAAAGTGGTCTGATGATGATACATGCCCTCAAGATGTAGCTGATTTTTTAAAAGAAATAAATTCTTTTGACAAATTAGATATATATGTTAATAGTGGAGGAGGGTCTGTGTTCGCTGGTATAGCTATTTACAATCAATTAAAAAGACATAATGGATTTAAAACTGTTCATGTTGATGGAATAGCAGCAAGTATTGCAAGTGTTATTTCATGCGCTGGAGATAAGGTGATTATACCTAAGAGTTCGCAGTTTATGATTCATAAACCATCATGCTGCTTTTTTCTAGAATCTCTTAATGCTGACGATTTAAGAAAACAAGCTGATACATTAGACATATGCCAAGATTCAATAAGAAATATTTATATGGAAAATGTAAAAGAAGGTATAACAGAAGATGAAATAAATGGACTTATTAATGCTGAAACATGGTTTACTGGAGAAAATGTTTCTAATTACTTCAATTTTGAAGTTGAAGAGGATTCTGAAAAAGTAGCTAGTTTAAGTCAATTTTATAATAAGTATAAAAATACCCCTAAGAATTTATTAGAAAACAAACCAAAAGAAGATAATTTAAAAAATAAACTGCAAGCACAATTAGAATTATTATGCTTGTAGTTTTTTATATTAAAAAATAATTTAGGAGTGAAAAATATGAAAAAATCAGTATCTTTAAGAAATAAATTAGAAGATGCCAAAAATCAGGCACAAACTTTACTTGATGAAAATAAGGTAAAGGAAGCACAAGACAAAATGCAAGAAATTAAAGACTTAAAGAATGCCATTGAACTTCAAGAAGCATTGGAGCAAGAAGAGGAAGAAACACTTGCAGCAGAAAATAATGAGAATAATGGAAGTAATCCTGAAAATACTGTTAATAAGAATAAGATTAAAGAAAATGCAAATTGTATCAGGGCAATGATTAAGAAAGCTTCTGGAAAACAATTAACTGAAGCAGAGAATGCTTTACTACTTCCAAGTACAGGAACACCAGATGGTGAAAATGGAGAAAGTTTTATACTTCCAAAGGACATTAGCACATTAATTCATAAAAAGATAAGGGAATACAGAAGTTTAAGAGATGCTGTAGGATATATGCCAGCTGGAGCACTAACAGGTTCGTTTCCAGTAGAAGATTTTGAAACAGTTGAAGGATTAATTGATTTTACTGATGGAACAGATGGAACTGAGAGCGATGATATAAAATTTAAAAATGTCTCATATGCGTTAAAAGAAAAGGCTGCATTTATTAAGTTATCAAATACTTTATTAAAGATGACTGATAATGCTTTGATAGCATACGTTGTTGAAGTATTTGCTAAAAAAGCAGTTGTTACTGAAAATAAAATGATTATTGAATCATTAAATAAAGGAAAAACAAAGAAAAATTTAACAGGATGGAATACATTAAAATCTTCTTTAAATAAAGATTTAGATCCAGCAGTTCTTTTTGGAAGTGTTATAGTAACCAACCAAGATGGATTCGATTATTTGGATAGTGAAGTAGATAAACAAGGAAGACCCATTCTATCTGTAGATTTAGCAAATCCAACTCAAAAGAAGTTTAAAGGATATCCAATTATGGTTTATTCAAATGCATTGCTGCCATCAACAGGAACAAAAGCTCCAATCTATTATGGTAATTTATCAGAAGCAGTTAAATTCGTTGATTATAATGGATTAATTAATTTTGCAACATCATCAGAAGCAGGATTTATGAGTAATACAACAATTGCTAGATTAATTGAATTCATTGATGTAATTCAAGTTGATACTAGTGACAAATGTTATATTGCTGGAACTATAGATACAACTGTATCAGCATAATTTTACGAGGGTTTATCCCTCGTAGGAGGCAAATATGAATTTAGATCAAATTAAAAATTATTTACATGTTGATTTTGATGATGATGATGAATATATAAATCTTTTAATTGATGTGGCTAAAGAATATATAGTTGATTCAGTAGGAAAATATGATGATACTATCGCAAGGCATAAACTTTTAATGTTAAATATAGTTTCTACACTATATGAGAATAGACAATTTACAATTGATAAAAGTAATGAAAAAGTTTCGTATACATTAAAGAGTATTATTATGCAGTTACAGTTAGGTGATAATGATGAATAATTTAGCTGAAAGATTAACAAATAAAATTGAAGTATGGGGAATGACATCATGTAAGAATGATCTTGGAGAACTGGATTTTGAAGAAGGAAAGATAAAATCTATTTGGGCAGAAATAAAATGCGTTAATGGAAGCGTAAAGACAACTACAGGAGATATTATTCAAGTAGATATGAAGTATAAGTTTACTGTTAGAAGTAATTCACTTAAAGAGCTTACAAATGACATGTATTTTATGTATAAAGGTCAGAAATACAATATTGATTATTCAATTCCTAACTTTAAGTTTAAGGATAGTATTGAAATATATTGTACTTTGGAGGATGTTAAATGAGTGAATTTCTAGATACAAGTGCAATTGATAAATTTGCTGATAGTGTATATGAGTTTGCGAGTAAAGAAATGCCTAAGGAAACTAAGAAGTTCATAAAAAAAGAGGGCAAAAACTTATTACAGGAAACTCAAAGAGAAGCAATATTTTCAGGAGTACATCATGAAAGCCATCAATATTATGATTCTATAAAGCAAGGTAAAGTATATAAATACAGACAAAATGGAGCTATAAGTAATAGAGTTTATTCAAGTGATCAAAAAGCTCATTTACTTGAAGATGGACATAGACAAGTTCTTAATCCAGGCGAGGATGGTAAAGTTGCTCCAATTGGAGATGGAAAGTTTGCAAAAGGAGTAAAACCAGGAAAAGGGATTGGGAAAGAAATTGGTTTTGTTGAAGGATATCATATTTTTGAAAACTCAGCTAAAAGATATGATAGTGAGTACACTAAGAATTGTGAAAAATTCATAGAAGATGTTGTTATAAAGGAGATTATCAAATGATTTCATTATTGGATATTAACAAAGCTATTAATGAAAAAATTGAACTTGCACTTGCAGGCAGTGATTTTAATACAGTACCGATAATTGCAAGTGATTTAAGTGAACCAAATGTAAGACCATTTATAAAAGTAGTACTTGATAATGGTTCAAGTAGAAAAATGAATAGCTGCATGAAAGAACAGACCTTACAGTGTAGGGTTTATTTTTTTGCAAGTGATTTAAAAAAATACAAAATTGAAAATATGAAAGTAAGAGATCTTATTCAAAATGAATTTTTAACTCCATTAGTAGTCAGTGATACTTTCATAGTTGATATTGATGAAATTGAAGCTAATACAAGCGATACAGTGCTTATATGTAGCTTTGATATAGAAACATTAGAAGATATTCCAGAAACAATAATTAATGATGGTATTGAATATGAACCAATGGAAAATTTATATTTAGATTTAAAGGAGTGATAAAATGACAGTTAAACAGCCTAACATTGATATTGCATTTCAGCAGAAAGCTACAAGTTCAATTGAAAAATCTGAACGTGGAATTGCAATATTAATATTAAAAAATGATGTAACAGTTGGTTGCCCAGCTTATGCAGTATATAGCGATATTACAGAATTTGAAAGCGTTAAGGATAAATATAGTGAATCTAATAAGCAAGCAATTACTGATATATTTACTTTTCCTCCATACGAGGTAGTTGTAGTAAATTCGGATACAGTTGCTAATGCTCTTATAGAAGTCGAAAAGAATACACCTACAGGTTGGATTACAATTGCAAGCACAGATGCAGAGGAAGATTTTACAACATTAATTAGCTGGGCAAAGACTAAAGAAACTCAAAAGAAAACTTATAAGGTTATTACATTTAATGGAACTAGTACAGATTGCAAGCATATTGCTAATAATACTAATCCTAAAGTTACATTTAATGATAGCAGAGGTGAAGTTGATGCAGTTCAATATCTACCTTCACTTTTGGGAATAGCTGCATATTGTGGTGGAAATAATAGATCAATGACATACTTTAAGTGTACAAACCTTAAAAGTGTTGAAGGTTTTGCAGATATTGATGCAGAACTTGCTAAAGGTAATTTGGTATTATTTAATGATACTGATTATGTTAGAATATGTCAGGGTATAAATACATTAATTACAGTTGATGGTGAAAATGCAACGGAAGATATGCAATTTATTGAAACTGTAGAATGTATGGATATGATACAGGATGATATTAGAGATGTCTTTAAAGAAACTTATTTAGGACCATATAAAAATAAATTAGATAATCAAATGCTTTTAATAAGTGCTATTAATGGATATTTTAAAGAGTTAGCTTATGCTGATATATTAGATTCTGAATATGAAAACATAGCAAGTATAGATGTTGCAGTACAAAGAGATGCTTGGGTATCTAGTGGAAAAAGTGAAGCTTCAGAGTGGGATGATGCAAAAGTAAAATCAAGTACATTTAAGAGAGATGTGTTCTTAGCTGGAGATATAAAGATTTTAGGTAGTATGACAAATCTAAAATTCGATATATCTCTTTTTTAATGGAGGTGATTAGATGGTTAATGTAAACAGAATACTTAAAGGATCTAGTGGTAATGCTTGGATAGATGGAGATTTACTTGCAAGTTTAAAATCTATTGAGGCTAAAATTAAAGGTGAATTTAGTGACCATAATTTTTGTGGTGATAGTGCAACGTATTCTAGTTTTGATGGCTGGAGCGGTGAAGGTACAATTACTATGAGTAAAATTGATAGTGTGCTTTGGAATAAAATAGCACAGGCATATAAAGATGGTGTTATGCCAGATATTAAAATAGTTACAAGTCTTACTGATAAAGCTACAGGAAAATCTGAAAGAGTTGCACTTAAGGGTGTAGTATTTACAGAATTAACACTTGTAGGATTTAAAGCTAAAGAAGCTATTGAAGAAGAATATCCATTTAAGTTTAATGATTATGAAATTTTAGATAAAATAGCATAGAAAAAAAGGTGCTCTTAATTGAGTGCCTTATTATTTTTATAGGAGTGATTAATTTGGATAATAAAAAAATGACATTAGAAGCTTTTAAAGCAAAAGCAATTGATAAATATAGAAATAGAATTCTTATAGCAGATATTGAAGTAGAAGGGTTCGGAAAAGTTCCATTTAATAGACCATCAGACAATAATTTGCTTGAATATTTAAATGGGGCTGCAAAGGGAGCTAAAATAAGTAAAGATGAAGACGGAAATATAAATGTAAATGAAACAGACATGATAATAGTTGCTAATGCGGCTAAAATTTTAGTTTATAATTCTTGTGGTTTTCTACATGATACAGAATTGCAAGAAGAAGTTGAAGTAGTTGATCCATATGATATGCCATTTACTATATTTGGGGTTGATGCAACATTAGATGCTGCAGAAAAAATATCAGATCTATTTGGAGCAGGAAAGGTTAAAGAAGATGTAAAAAACTAATAAGGGGAATTGACAATACAGGTGGAGATTTAGCTTACATAAGTTATTATCTATCTAAAGGTCATTCCCTTGAATACTTATTAAATTTAAATGAAATTGAAAAAATGTTCTTTATCGAATCTATGAATTTTGAAATTGAAAAAAGAATTAGATTTGAAGAAATGAAGTTAAAAGCAATATTTGGGGAAGGAGGGCAAAAAAATGGGGAGTAAAACGTTAAATACTATCCTTTCACTCCAGGACAAGACTTCTAGTAAACTTGTTAAAGTATCAAGTAATTTTAAAGGACTTTCAAAGGAAGCACAGAGAGCTACACTTCAGGCACAAAAATCACTTAATAGATTAGGAACTAGCATTGAAAAAACAGTAACTAAAGCAGCAAAACTTGGAACTGGTCTTGCTGCTACTTTAGGAACTATGGCTATAGGAAAAGGATTAAGTGAAGGCTTAGACCTAGAAGGGTATAGAGTACAACTTGAAACTGCTACGAAATCAACCGAAAAGGCAGCAGAAATAATGAAGTATTCTATAGATTTGGCAAACAAAACACCATTTGAAGGTGGTGCTATGGTTGAAGCAAGTGCAAAACTTGAATCTATGGGATTAAGTGCTAAAAGTTATTTATCTAATATAGTAGATATGGCTGCAGCAACAAATAAACCTTTGGACCAGGCAACAGAAGCTTTTATTGATGCACAGACTGGAGAACTTGAAAGGCTAAAAGAATTTGGATTGAAAAAAGCTGATATACAAGCAAGAGCAAATGAACTATTTGCAGGACAGGAAACAATCAATAGTAAAGGTCAGATAGTTAATCAGGAAAACTTTAATAAAGCTTTACTTTCTTTAATGGAAGAACGATACGACGGTGGAGCAGAAAAACTTGCAAAAACTACAAAAGGTATGTGGTCAACGGTCACTGGTATTACAAAGTCAGCTTTGGCTAAGATTGTTGGTGTTCAGGAAGATGGAACAATAAAAAGTGGTACTTTATTGGAAAAGGTAAAATCACAAGTTCAATCGTTAGCTGATAAGCTTACAGAATGGCAGAGCAATGGAACTCTTGATAATATAGCGAGTAAGTTTACAGAAGTTTTTGGAAAAGTATATGAAATTGTAAGTAACGTTATTAATTTCATAGTTGAACATAAGGATATAATTATAACTATTGCTAGTATGGCGGTTGCTTTTACTGTTGTAAGTAAAGCAGTACGTGGAGTATCTATTGCAATACAAGTTTTTAAAGTTGCATGGGCTATATTAAATGGTACTATTCTTCTTTCTCCAATAGGTTGGGTAATACTTGGTATTACCGCTTTAGTTGGTTTGTTTGTACTTCTTTGGACTAAATGTGAAGGATTTAGAAAAATAGTAATAAGTATAGGACAATCTGTAATTACTTGGTTTGGAAATACTATAATGCCTATAATACAAAAAATATGGACTAGTTTACAAAACTTGTGGAATAATGTATTGCTACCTTTTGCTACATGGCTATTAAAAGTATTAGCACCAGTATTCACTATAATTTGGGAATATGTTAAAAATGCTTTTAATGGAATAGGTCTTGTTATACAAGGTGCATTGGAAATTTTCAATGGAATTATTGATTTTATAACAGGTGTATTTACTGGAAACTGGGGCCAGGCTTGGGAAGGCGTTAAAACAATATTTAAAGGTATTTTTGATAGTCTTAAAGGAATAGCAAAGGCTCCACTTAATTTTATAATTGACATTGTTAATAAATGTATTGATGGAATTAATAAAATTGATTTTAACATTCCTGATTGGGTTCCAGTTCTTGGTGGTGAACATGTAGGCCTTAACATTCCACATATACCACAGCTTGCAACAGGAACACAATACTTTAATGGTGGACCAGTAAGAATGAATGAATATGGTAATGGAGAAATGGCTGTATTACCAAGTGGTTCTAAAGTAATACCAGCAGGTCAAACAAATAAAATTCTTAATGATAAGAAAGAAATTAATATTAATATTAATTTTGATACATTTATTGGTGAAGAAAGTTTTGCTAACAGGTGCGGTGAAATAATGGCAAATAAAATTAAATTAGCACTTGCTAATATGTAGGAGGTTAAGTATGGGATATGATATTTATATATCAAATAAAGATAAAAGTAAAGTATTGAAACTTCCAATTATTCCATCTGAACTTCCTACTTTGAATTATTCAATAGAAAATGAAGAATTTAAAAGTTATTCTAATGGAACATATAACTTTATCAAAGAACAGGGACTATATAATTTCACTTTGGAAAGCTGGTTGCCTATTAAAAAATATTCATTTGCAAAAAGTGATGTATTAGCAAAAGATGTTTTAGATCTATTGGATTATTCAGTTGAAAATAAGCAATATATACAAGTTGTAATTATAAAAAGTGATGGCAGCACATATGTAAATAATAAATTCAGCATTGAAAGTCTTAATTATTCTGTAAAAAGAAATGGTGACTTTAATTATAGCTTAGGACTTAAGAAATACAGAGAAACAACAAAAGAAGCTTATGCTCTTGGATGGAATAATAATGCTACTGGTTGGTGGTACTGCTATGATTATGAACATTATAAATGGTATGTTGATGAATGGAAGCAGATTGATGGAGAATGGTACTATTTTAATTCTAATGGATATGCATTAGAATCACAGTGGATACTATGGAAAAATGTTTGGTATTGGCTAGATGAAAACTGTAAAATGGCTCATAACAAGTGGTTACAGATTAATGGAAAATGGTATTACTTCTTTGATTCAGGAGAGATGGCAAGAAACACTACTATTGATGGTTATTATGTAGATGATAGTGGAGCATGGAAGGAGTAGAGGATAATGTTTAAATTAATTACTAACAAAGCAGATATTCTATACAATTCTAATAGCTTGTCATGGACTAGCGATATTGATACACTTGGAACACAGCTTTCTTTTAGCAGCATTAAGGATTTATATGATGGACAGGTTGTAAGTCTATATGAGGGCGAAAATGAACTTATAAGAGGTATTGTACTTAATAAGACAGACAATAAAAATTATTTTAATTATGTAGTACAAGACTATAGTTTTTATCTTAAAAGCAAAAAATTAAAACAGTTTAACAGTATGCAGGCAAGTGAATGTATTAAAAGTCTTATAAGTGATGCTTACCTTGTAGGAGATATTACAGATATTCCTACTCTTATAACTCAAATATATAAAGATAAAACACTTGATGAAATAATATCTGATATATTAGAAAAAGCAGAAGCTGACCAAGGAATAAAATATATAAAAGAAATAGTAGGGAATAAATTAAATATTTATAGGCTTGAAGATATGAAAATAGTTCCTAATGTAATTGTTGGAGATTTTACAATAGACTCAAGTATCGAGAACATGAAGAATGATATACAGGTTATATCTAGTGAAGAAAAGTACAATTCTATTATTGCAAGTGCAAGTGATGAAAGCAAATATAGTTGGTATGGACAGTTATCAGACACGCTCAATGTTGATGCAGATAATATTGCACAGGCTTTAAATATTGCAAAAAATAAACTTTCAGAACTTAATAAGATAGAAAAAAATACTACTATTCCGCTTATTGTATTAGATGAAAAAGTAGAAATAAAAGCTAATAGAATGATGTATTTTCATAATGGTCCTTTAATTGGTTACTATAGAATTAAGAATGCTTCACATAGCTTAGTAGATGGATTACATAAGTGTGATGTAGAAATTATTATGGATTACTCTAATAATACTCTTACAAGCTCATATGAGAATACAGATGCTATTAATCAAATTATATATGACAATGAAAATAATAATAGTTCAAGTAGCTCAGATGGTAGTGGAAGCTCAAAGGGTAATAGTATAGTAGAATATGCAAAAACATTTATTGGAACTCCATATGTTTGGGGAGGAACTACTCCAAGTGGCTTTGATTGTTCCGGGTTTACTCAGTATGTATATAAACATTTTAATATTTCAATTCCTAGAGTTAGTGAGGATCAGATTAATTGCGGTATAAAAACTAGCAATCCAGCTCCAGGAGATTTATTTTTTCCACATACAGGTCATGTTGGAATTTATGTTGGTGATGGAAAAGTTATTCACTCGCCTAAAACTGGTGATGTTATTAAGATTAGCAATGCATGGGGAAGAGATAGTGGATTCCCTAAATATGTACATGTTAGTGGGGTGTAATTATGGATTATGCTGTTTTTATAGCAAAACAATTAAGAGAAAGAGATAATATAAAATCTGATGAGCCTACTATAGGCGAAGTAGTAAGCACAGATCCATTAGTAATAAGTATTTTTTCAGGACAAGTTTTATTGAATTATAATTTAGTTGAATTGAGTAATGATTTTTGTATTTTAAATGGAACGTGTGAAGTTGATGGTAAAATAGGAACATGCAGTATTGACAGAACATTAAAGGCTGGTGAATATGTGAAGTGTATTCCTACATCTAGCGGTCAAAAGTGGTTTATAGTGAGGTGATAAAAGTTGATTACACCACAACAAAATAATTATATAGAAAATTTGAGTAATAAGGCTTCCAATGGTGGAAAGTCTTTTTCTTTTGACTTTTATAAGGGTGATTTTAATGTAGTTGATGGAAAATTACAAGAAATAAATAATATTGAAGCATTAAAGCTTTGGATAACTAAAGTTTTAAAAACAGATAAATTTAAGTTCAAAATTTATGATGGAGTTGATTATGGGATTACTGATCTAAAAGAATTAATAACAAGTGGATTTCCTTTACAGTTTATACAAGCCGAAATTGAAAGAGAAATTAAAGAAACATTATTAAAAAATAATCAAATTAAGTATGTAGGGAATTTTGAATTTGAACGCAATAAGAGATTATTAAATGTAAAGTTTGATTGTTCTACTATTTATGGAGATGTAGAAAGTGAGGTGATATTATAGTGGCAGATAGTAAAGAAGTGTTAATTAATAGTATGCTTGGAAATATTGATAGCTCTTATGATAAAAGTGAAGGGACATTCTTCTATGATGTTATTATGCCAGTAGCAATTGAAATGGAAAAGCTAAGTAAGCAAGCTGATGCTATTTTGACTAAAGGATTTGCAGACACAGCAACAGGGAAAGACTTAGATAGAATAGTTAGTGAAGTTGGAATTGTAAGAAAACGTGCAACGAAAGCTACTGGAATAGCTACTATTGGAGGTATTAATGGGAGTAAAATTGTAGCTGGCGAAAAGATATCAAGTGACAGCATTAATTTTACATTTTTAGAAAATAAGAAAACTGAAAATAATACTATTGACGTACTTGTTGAATGTGAAATTTATGGAACTGATGGGAATGTGCCAGCAGGAGCGATTAAGTATTTTCCTAAAACATTGCAAGGGCTACAGACAGTAACTAATAAAGAAGCCTTTGTTAATGGCTATAATGAGGAAGATGATGAAGCATTAAGAGAAAGATATTACATTAAAGTAAGAACTCCAGCAACAAGTGGAAATATATATCATTACAAACAATGGTGCTTAGAAACTACAGGAGTAGGTAATTGCAGAATAATTCCTTTATGGAATGGTAATGGCACAGTAAAATGCATACTTATTAATGCTAATAAAAAAGGTGCTGATAAAACTCTGATAGATAGCGTAAAAGAAAATATAGAAAATAATAGACCTATAGGAGCGACAGTAACTGTTATTAGTGCATTAGAAAAAGAAATAAATATTACATTTAATCTTACAATAGAAGAAAGTTACAATATAGAAAATATTAAAAAATCTATAGAGAATTCAATAATAGAGTATTTAAAGGATATTGCATTTAATAAGACTTATGTCAGTCTAGCGAAAGTAGGTGCTTTTATTTTAGATACAGATGGAGTAGTAGATTATACAGAATTAAAATTAAACGGAACTGCTAACAATATACAAATAGGTAATGAAGAAGTAGCAATATTAGGGCAGGTGGTTATAAATGGATAAAGAAATATTACTAAGCTATCAGCCTAACTACTATAAAAATTCTAAAGTAATAGAAAATATTAATAATGCTTATGCTAAAGAATTAACAAAATCACAAGAAAAAATAATTAATACTTTAAAGCAATTTTTTTTATTAGATGCAGATACTTCGTTAAATCTGTGGGAGAAAGAGTTTGGAATAAAAACAAATACAAATTTAAGTTTAGAAGAAAGAAGAAAAAGGCTATTAAGTAAGATTAGAGGATTAGGTACAAGCACTATTAATCAGATTAAAAATATTTGTCTTAGTTATGTAGAAGATGCTAATGTTATAGAATGTAACGAAGATTATAGCTTTACAATAGAATTAATAAGTAGCGTAGGATATCCTAGTTTCATTATGAACTTGCTTGAAGCAATAGAAGAAATTAAGCCAGCACATTTAAGATTTAATATTAAAATGAATGGTTTAACAAATGATGATTTATTGCTAAAAACAATAATGTTATCTGGTGAAGAAGTACAAGTATTTCCATATCAGATAACTCATGTTCAATCAAAAGGCAAGCTAAATGTTGCCTTAGGAAATACACAAAATGCAGAAATAATTAACGTAAAACCGAAAGGAATGGTGGTATAATGGCAGAACAATTTTATACAATATTAACTAACATAGGTAAGGCTAAGATAGCAAATAGTTTACCTACAGGTCAAAAAGTAAATTTAACTAAAATGAAAATTGGAGATAGTAATGGTACATACTATAATCCTTCAGAAAATCAAACTGAACTTGTTCATAAAGTATATGAGTGTAATGTTGCAAGTGTAGATGTAGATGAAAATAATCCGAGTTGGATAACAATTACATCTGTTGTACCTAGTGATATAGGTGGATTTAGTATAAGAGAAGTCGGTATATTTGATGATACTAATAGTTTAATTGCTATAGGTAAATATCCAGAAACATACAAGCCGATTGCAAGTGATGGGAGTACTAAAGAGCTGTATATAAAAATGACATTAGAGGTTACTAATGCATCTAGTGTTGAATTAAAAATAGACCCTACGGTTATATTAGCAACTAAAAAAGATATATCAAATCTTGATGCAAAGATAGAACAGAATAATTCGCAATTGAATGAAAATGTGAAAAATATTAAAGAAGAACTAAAGCCAATAGAAACTGATAATAATAGATGCTATATAACTTTTATAGATGATGATGGTTCACAAGATTTTATAACATATCTTAAACCAGTTTTTGATAAGCACAATGTAAAAGTTAATTTGGCTATTAATGCAGGTGTAGCAATAGGAGAAATTAAAACAAATGTATCTAATCCAATGAACATAGAACAACTTAAAGAATTACAGAATGAAGGACATGAAATTACTTCACACACTTATTCGCATAGGTTAGGTGCTGATGATCAGTCTATAGAAGATAACGAAAATGAATTATCAAAGCCTATTGATATATTTAATAAAAATGGAATTAAGTGTGATACATTAGTTTATCCGAGTCAACTTGATAGAAAAAACTATGAATTATTTGATTTGGCTAAGAAATATTATAAATTAGCATGTAATTCTGGAATTTACAACAGTAATGAATATCCATTAAATTCTTTTTGTTTAGAACGAGTAGAATGGACTCCTAGGACACTAGATACTTTGAAAGGATATATAGATAATGCATTTGATAGAAAAGAATATTTAATTTTTTATTCGCATTCATGGTATGAAGAATCTAAAACAAGTGATGCAACAAAATTATTAGATGATTTATTAACTTATATAAAAAGCAAAAACATAGAAATATTAACACTTAGTAAGGTATATGGAAAAGTTGGGAATATAATTGAAACTGGATATAAACAGAGAGGGGATTTCTATTCAATATCAAAGATTTCAGAAACTAATTTTTCTACAATAAATATGGGTTATGCGAATTCTGTAGACAATGATCCTTCTTTTTATAAAGAATCTTTAAATATAACAGTTCATGGATCTAGTTCTACAGGTGTTCCAAATAGAGAGTCAGGAATTTGTTACACATATAAAAATAAATTTACAAAAGATGTTGTTGAAAATCTATTTTTAACTCAAATCTATATATCATTAAAGTATGGAAATGTATATAAAAGAAATTATGATTATTTAAATAATGAATGGAATGATTTTATTATAATTTCAAGACACAATGATTTTATATTTGATTCTGTAATCAATAATTTAGATAATCCAATTACAGAGTATGCAATTGGAGAAAGTATAAGCATATGCCCATATAGTGCTACAGGTGTAAGACCTACTACACATAGTGCTATAGTTAAAACGTATAGATTTTCTGTAGATTCATTTTCTTATCAAGAATACAAGAGCGTTACTGACACTAATGTATACATTAGAAATTGGAATAATACAAATTCATCATGGGGTGATTGGACTAATAATGTAAAATAGGATATAATTATAAAAAATAAAAATAAAAATAGAGGTGTATAAATGAATAAAAATAAAGGTAATATATTTATTTTATTTTTACTATCAACACTTGTAATTGTATTAGGTGTTGGTATATATAAAGACAATAAAATGTATAAAAAAAATCTAGCTTTTGCACAACAAGAAAATTCTAAAAAAGTAAAAGAAGAACTAAAGCCAATAGAAACTGATAATAATAGATGCTATATAACTTTTATAGATGATGATGGTTCACAAGATTTTATAACATATCTTAAACCAGTTTTTGATAAGCACAATGTAAAAGTTAATTTGGCTATTAATGCAGGTGTAGCAATAGGAGAAATTAAAACAAATGTATCTAATCCAATGAACATAGAACAACTTAAAGAATTACAGAATGAAGGACATGAAATTACTTCACACACTTATTCGCATAGGTTAGGTGCTGATGATCAGTCTATAGAAGATAACGAAAATGAATTATCAAAGCCTATTGATATATTTAATAAAAATGGAATTAAGTGTGATACATTAGTTTATCCGAGTCAACTTGATAGAAAAAACTATGAATTATTTGATTTGGCTAAGAAATATTATAAATTAGCATGTAATTCTGGAATTAGACAAGTTAATAATGTTCCTTTAAATGAGTTTTGTTTAGAACGTTATATATGGGGAACTAATATTTCAATAGATAAGGTAAAAACATTTATTGATGAGTTTAGTAAAACTGGAGGCTATTTAATTTTATACTCTCATTCGTGGTCAGATGTAAATAATACAGATGAAGCTATTAGTATGTTAGATGAGATAATAGGGTATATAGAAAGTAAAAATATAAAAATTGGAACGCTTAGCGAAATATATTCGGAAATTGATTCAGCACAATAGGTTAATAAAAGCTTTGGACACTAGTAATTTACAGGTACAGGCTATATTT